CCTAATTTTTGTTCCAACTTCAATCATTTTCAATTTCCTATTTGAGATAAAGGGGGCCGGTCCACCGAATGGTGTAACCGCCATCAACAATATTTCCCCGGGCAGCGTTCCGAGCAGGAGCAGCATAACCCGCAGCCTTCAGAATATCACCCTTGGCAAACTTCTTGTCCTTGAATGTATTGACAACAAAACCCCAAACGCTACCACCTTCGGTATACACCTTGATGTATTTGGAACCCGTCTTGTAGGTGAGTTTCTCGTTGAACTCAGCAATCATCGTCTTGTTGATATCGCTGAGAGTACCTTTGGCACAACCCATCGTCCAATCAAAATAGTCTTTTTTGATGTTCTCAATCAGGACGTTCATTTCGTTTTTCATATCAATCTCTCTCTCATTTCTCATTATAACTAATTATACCATACTGAACAGGTTTTGTCAAGAACTATTTTAGCCCGCAACAGCGAATATTTCTGCATTGCTGTCATACAGGTTAAACACCTTGCCGACCAGTTCACGCTTTCCTGCCTTGGGGAAGTCAATCACCTTGGAATAAGGCGACTTTTTGGCGTAGATCACCACGCCAGGGGTCTTTGCCAGTTTGTTCCAGACATACCGTCCACCAGCAGACTGACTTGAACCAGCCTTCATCGTGATGGCCATTTTCCTCATCAGGAAACGATAGAGCTTGACAGCGAGGTTCTTACCCTTATAGCGACTATCGACCTGTAGCATATCAACATGCCAGGCCCCGCGCTCCTTGGACAATTCGACCACGGCCGCAATGCGAAATCGCGTTTCGCCACAAATTTTCTTGGTCACATTACGGTCATAGACCCAGATCACATTGTAGCTGCAGTAGGTGCATTCATCTTTTTCAACGTGAATATCGTACCCAAAGGCACGGCCTACGAGTTCCATATCATCTAGGTTGCCATACCCAAGGGAAACACCCTTAGCCATCGTAATTCTGCTAACCATTCAAAACCTCTTGTTTTCTCATCATACCCTATAATACCACATAAAACAGGGTTTGTCAACTAAAATCGTTCAGGAATCCAAGAAAAATTAACGGCATCTAACCATCGCCATTCGCCTGTTTTTAGTGATTTTATGGGGGGTAGGGCAGGTTTGGGGGTCATATTGACCACGCCAGGGGGTAGGTCCATGACTTCCCACTGATCACCATGCTCCCTGATTCGGTTCTTACCCTTGCCGGTAAGACCTCTGAGGGTGAGGATCATGCTATCCCCCGATTATTCATATTCGGCATTTTCAGCCCTGATTTTTTGAAAGCGTCATTCACTTTCTTTTCATTGTCTAGGGGTGAAATGTCAAATCCAGCTTCCTTCAAAGCGTTTTTCTTAACCATAAGGTTCCTAATTATCCAGTTGCAATTCATCATAACGTCTTCCTTTTCTCAGTGTATACCTTATGCTACCATATGGAACAGGGTTTGTCAAGATAATAATGGAGCTGGATGTCGTTTTATTGGATATTTATGAAAAGTGTGATATTTTTGCAACAGTTATCGACGTTTTTTAGCCAGTTCCATAGAAATCCAGTTTTGTGCTCTGGTATTAGTGACCTTCTTTTTTAGTAGCCCCCGCACACGTTTCCATATTTCCTTAAAAAGTTCCAAATCCTTTGGATCAACGGGGTCGTTATTGTCAACCACAATAAATCCTTGCCGAAACATGTTACTGAATTGACCTATATTGTTCTGAACAGCTTTCCACATTTTAACAACATCAGCATCTGGAAGGGATCGAGGTCGCTGTGCATTGTTAGCTAATGCAACATCAACAGAGGTATTCACGAAAATCATATATGTGTCATAACCAAGTTCTTCAAGGTGGTTTTTCTGAAACAATATCTTTTCTGCATCTTTACCCGTACCATCTATGATTAATCCAAGACGGCCATCAAGGTAATTTGACTTTTGTTTTGCGGTAAGTTTTTTTGCATGAGCTCGAACCTTTTCTTTGCGTTCAAACTCTTCTGGAGGCATTTTTAGAGACAACCCAGCCTGTTTTAGAAGTAATTCAAACGCAGGGTCTGAATTGACTAGCTTGAGTCCATGACCGCCAGTACTCTTACCAGCAACAAGTGACTTACCGCTGCCAGGTCCACCAGCAAGGAAAATTGCCTTAAATATGTTTGGGTCATAAACTCCTTCAAGCAAAGGAGTTCGCAAATCTTGGAATCTTTTCATTTGTTCGTCCTATTAATCCTTTTTTATATCCTGACATTTTCACTATGTATTTATCTTCTTCGGAAAGTGGTTCTAGAGGTTCATGACTACGTGCTTGTTTTTGGAAGTGCATCTTGTTGATTCGTTTTCTGGTTCTAGCCATTTTTAATTCCTTTTGGTTATCATGTTTGTTGGATATTATTTTTGAATTAATTTGGACTTCTCCTTTCTATTTTAAATTTACGTCCACACATCAAAAGTCAATGGAATTTTTTTATTGCTTTTACCATATACTTTTGGAATGAGGTTTTTATCTGTAGCAGGTATTTGTTCTTCAATACAATCTGCAACACAAGACATTTCTATAGTATGTTTATTTCCTTTATCGTCCACAGTAAAATCATGCATTATATTACGAATAAGAAATGCTCCTCTATAAAACCTATCCTTTTGGTTTTCTTTAGTCTGTTTATTTTGTGCATTAGAAGGTAGAGTTAGATTTACCATCTCCCCTGCTCTTACGCCAGTATGGCCATCTACTACTATATTAGCTTCTATGGCGTCATAATTATTCATCATTGAAGTTCTTTTTGTAATCCATGAGTCTGGGTCATAACCACTAAAAGCATGGCTACCAGAAGAATTAGTAAAATGGGCATCACTCCTAGAATCTATATCGCTAAAAGATATTGGCCGTAAAAAAGTCTTTACTGAAAGATCAGCAGCATTTGATTTATTATCATCTATAGCAACAGCGCTAAATATGGGAGCTTGTTTACCTCTACCATTGAAATAATTAATATGTTTTTCTTTTTCAAAGCTTTCAAAATAGTTATAACTAGTCTGACTGTATGTCTTATTAAAGATATCATGAGTAATAACTTTAGAACCATAGGCCCCACTTATACTATCTGATAAAGAATCATTAGCATTGTTTAATGATGATTTTCTTATTTTGTTTAATTCTGTAAGTACATTAGAATATCCCTTTTTTCTTTCTGTAAACCCAGCTTCACTATCTGCCGTATAATCCATAACTGTATCTTCTTTATATAAACTTTCTAATGATCTAAAATGAAAGCCCTCTAGAGTTTCGAAAAACATATATGTAGGCGAACCAAATTTTTCTGATACTGCTTGTTCAGCAAAATTGTTTATTAAAAATATCGGAGAGATATCTGTAGCCACAATTTTCTTTATGCCTATTGTTGGGTCTATGAAAAAATCTTTAGTAGATTTTAAATCAGTCCTCAAAATAGTTTCTACCATGTCAGAAAATGAGCCTGTTAAAGTTCTGTGCATTGTTTTTCTTCGATTCTCCATACCCTCTAGAGAAATAAACTCAAAAGAAATTAGTTTTTTATTAGCATTAATTTCCAAGGAAGTAGATAAACTTTTTATATAGAATAAAGATTCTATAATCTCGTATGGCTCTTTCATAGATGGAGTTCTTATTTTAAGTTTTAATAATTCTTGCCCTATAAGTGGCAATAAGTTTTGTAAGTTATGGTCATCCATAAAACTTATATTTCCCGTCAAATAGGGATTTTCAATGTCTTCAAATATAGTAACACTGACAACTCTTTCAGTAAGATTTAAAGGAGAACCATCAACAGTAATTATTTCTGCCAAGTCTATTACAAATTCACCAGCAGTAGTTATAGCGTCAGCCATTAAATTGTACTCTCATTCATCAAGCTTGTATATTCTTCAACAAATTGTGGAACATAGCCAGGAACAAGCAAACGAATATTTCTAAGTTTATCTTGGTTTGATTCTTCATATTCCATATTAGTCACTATAGATGCCCCCGCATAATCTGCATTAGTAGTACCAATATTAATAGTCTTTGCGGTATCACCAGAAGTTGCATTGATCTCATAATGATGAACTGCATTTGCATCATCATACTTCTCATCGACAAATGCAAGAAATTGTGGCGTTGTCATTGGCCACTCATGATACCTGTCGGTGATATCATTCAACATCAAAATAATCCAATGATATTCCGAATCGCCGTATAATTTATGTGCTATCATTTCTGGTGTTTCGCCTTCTTTAATATCATAGGTATCAAATATGCCCATATTTGCCTTTATCTTCGCTCGTATACCAACACGGCGTAAAAGATTGGTGACAATTTTATGATCGGAGCCTCCTTTACCCGAATAATATATTTTAGGAAATGCAGAAAAATACATGATTAGAATCCTTGCTCAATGCGTTCTCTAGACATCTTTTCAATCTCTTCAAAATTTAAACTAATTGTAGTATGTGTAGGGACAGGACCAGCGCCCGGCATTCCTGTCTTTGCGGGTTTTTCTAGTGGCTCATAAAACCCTGCTTTATCGCTACCATACTGTACATCCAAATTAGTTAGATAACAAGAGGAAATCTTATTAATCCAAGGATTTTCGTTACCCTTATACATATATTGAATATCAAAAGTTTCTGGTATGTTTAAAATCCTCCCGCCGGCAGTTGATGACATACCTAGAGCACCTATACTACCAAATGATGGCGTCATATGTTTTTTAAATGTGTGTACAATTTTAGCAACCATTTCACTTTCTTTTTCGCTCTTTGGAATAAATGTAAATGTGTAACTAAATTTTCTGCGACCAACGCCAGTAAACAGCAATTCCATTTTATCGCTCATTACTTTTCCAGAAGCAATTTGCCCTGCAGCTAATGCTCCCTGCATCCCAAGTATCGGCCCGCCGACAGTTTCGATACCTTTTAAAGCAGTAAAGGTCTGTGCAATCGCCGCATCTCCCAATGTTTGGCCGGCGGAAGCCCATTTCTTCGCCCCCCCCGACCCAATTCCAACCATAGATTTCGCGTCTGCCGCGAGAGTTCCTGATTTTGAACTGTCTATCGCTGACTGAATCATACTGGCAGCTGCTTGAGCCCCCGCACCAATTTCTGTGTCTGCATATAGCGAACTATATGTTGCTTTAACTGATCCCGGCATGTAAAGGGATATTGCTTTCTCAAGACGAACCGTTGCAGGCCTTTTAACTGCAAGCGCACCTTTTGGTGCTGAAGAAAGTGCTGACGTTCCAGTTGGAGAAATCGGCGCATCTGCTTGTGTCTCCGCACCGTATTCCACGGCCATTTTATGTCTCGCCAACTCTTTTTTATATTTATTAACCTTTGCTGAATCAACTTTATTGATGAAAAACATTATATAATGTCCTTGTTGCTCATCACCTTCAACATTCATTGGATACTGAAGATTAATAGATTCCCGCATGTTCTCAGTGCGTACAAAGGCTGGTTTAATGCCACTGCCGCCCGTTGTAGCTGAGCGATTACTCGAATTTAATGGTGCGTGTGTTGACATGTATAAATATCCTTACAATGAAACTATTTAGGTGTTTTGGTCATGGCTTACAAAGGTAAATATATCCCTAAAAACCCAAAAAAATATAAAGGTGATCTTACTCGTATTGTATATCGATCTTTATGGGAAAGAAAATTCATGGTATATTGTGATACCAATGATGCTATTTTAGAATGGGGTAGCGAAGAGATCATTATCCCTTATTTATCACCTATAGATGGAAGAATCCATAGATACTTCCCAGATTTTTATATAAAAGTGAGACAACATGACGGTTCCATAGAGAGGTCTATTGTAGAGATTAAACCAAAAAATCAGTGCGGGCCGCCTAAAGTGCCAACCAGAAAAACCAAAAGATTTTATAGTGCAGTTAAAACATGGGCTATAAACGAAGCGAAGTGGAAATATGCAACAGAGTTTTGTGATATGAATAGTATGGATTTTAAAATACTCAATGAAGATCATCTTGGTATTTCGTATAAATAGTTACATGGCTATTAGTAAATATATGCAATCAGTTAAAGATGCAGCAAAGGGGCGCCCCAAATCTACTCAATGGTATAGAGATAAGATTAAAGAGTTTGGTACACCCAAATCTTTAGATTTGCTCAGGGACGGTAAACGAGATAGTAAACCATTCTATGGTAAACTTAATATGTTTATTTACGATCCAAAACATAAAAAGATATTGCCATATTATGATACTTTTCCTTTGGTGCTACCAATAGAAAAATATCCTGATGGGTTTCTGGGTATCAATTTACACTATCTGCCCATATCTTTAAGAATTAAACTATTAGATACTTTGGTAGATTATAGTAATAATACCAAATTTGATGAAACCACTCGTATTGTAGCAGATTATAGTCAATTGAAGAAGATTAAATTAATTAAACCCACTTTACATAGATATTTGGCCGGGCAGACCAAATCTCAATTTCGTAGAATTGATGCCGACGAATTTACTATTGCAACACTACTACCAGTGCAAAAATTTAAGAAAGAAGATGCTGGTAAAGTATGGAAAGATTCTAGGAGTATGCTCTAATGGCAGTTTTACCAAGATATACGGAAGGCGAGTCGTTTGCTCTATTAAATGATATTCGTGCTCAAATGCATTCTGATAACGGTTTTGCTCGACCAAATCATTATGAAGTTATAATTTATAAACCAGCAATAGGAACAACTAATACCAAGCAGGAAAATAATAACAGCGAAGATATTGTTGGTGTTACAGATATGGATAGAATCTCTATGAGATGTGAATCTATTACGTTGCCAGGCAGAACCCTTTCAACCGTCGATGATACGAACATACATGGGCCAAGGAGGCAAGTTGTTGATAACGTGATGTATGCCGATAGTGTTGCTATGACTTTTCAGAGTTCTTCTGATGGGTCAGAAAGGGTTGCGTTTGAAAAATGGCAACATCGTGCATTTAATCCCAATACTTGGCAAGTAGGATATTATAATCATTACGTTGGTACAGTAGAAATATTCCTATTAGATCATCAAATGAAAAGAAGGTACGGCATACAGCTGATGGAAGCATTCCCCAAAAATCTGGGAGATGTTTCTTTGTCTGGCGGCTCATCGACAGAAATTATAAAATGGAGTGTAGAAATGAATTTCAGATATTGGCGAACTGCTGATCTTAATCAACGAAAACCAACCCTAAATGCGAAAATGGATGAAACATTAGCAAATATAGCAGAAAGGAATCTCTCTCGAAATAACCCTGCTATAATGAGTCTATATTAATCACGAACTTAAAGGATGAAAAATTATGGCGTTACCAAAACTTAATACCCCCGAATATGAATTGGAATTACCTTCTACTGGAGAAAAAATTAAATTCCGGCCTTGGCTTGTCAAGGAACAAAAACTCCTTATGATGGCCCAAGAATCTGAAGATGATAAAGAAATAGAAAGCGCGTTTGCAAATATTGTAAGTGAATGTACCTACGAAAAAGTTAATCCTTATGAAAATCCCCTATTCGACATAGAATATATTTTCTTACAATTACGGGCAAAATCTATAGGTCAAAAGGCTAAGCTCAATTTACTTTGTCCAGATGATGAAGTAACTAGAGTTGAATATGAAATAAATTTGGAAGATGTTGTCGTTCAAATGCCAGATGGCCATACTAATGTTATTCAAATTACAGATGATATATCTATGATTATGCGTTATCCAAAACTTTCTGATATGTCTGGATTTACTGAAGGAGGACAGATCAAACTAATCTTTGATATGGTAAAACGATGCGTAGTTGAAATACGTGATGGGGAAACTATTCATAATAAAATAGATATATCTGATAAAGAATTGGACGAATTTATTGAGAGCATGGATCAATCTAGTTTTGAGTTGGTTAGTAATTTCTTTGAAACTATGCCAAAATTAATTCATGAAGTTTCTGTAACCAATCCTAAGACTAAAAAGAAGAATAATATTACTATTGAGGGCCTGCAAAGTTTTTTTTGATAGCCCTTTCTCATGACTCTCTTGAGAACTATTATCAAACAAACTTCGCATTGATGCAACACCACAATTATAGTTTAGCAGAGTTAGAAAATATGATACCGTGGGAAAGGGAAGTTTACTTAGGACTATTATCAAAATATATAACAGAAGAAAACCAAAGACAAAAAGAAGAAGAAAGGCGGAGGAAATCAAATGGCGGATGAAACCGTTAAGATCACAGAAACAACAAAAGAGTATGAATTACTCAAAAGTGATATTATTCCTAGTCATCCAGACGAAGAACCAACTTGGTATAATAAAACAGCAGGAATGTTGGACAAATTTCGTGTTATCCCACGACTAGTTATGCTTTCATATTGTTGGGCGTTCTATGCGTCTGTACAATGGTTCATGCATCTCGCTAATCCCACCAATGCACAAGCGATGTTTATATCAACCATCGTTGGTGCTGGCGCAGCATTCTTTGGTTTATATGTAGGTAAACCTGGCGCTTCATTACCTAAAGGTAAAAAATAGGAATAAGTTATGGCAGATGAATTCGATAAAACTGTTGAAAAATTAACTAAAGCTGTTGATAAATTACCAGCCGCTAAATCAAGCGGTGGCAATGTTGAAAAAGAAAGAGAACAAGCAGCAAGAGAAAACCAATCCAACGAATATCTTAAAACCATAGCAAATGTAGTATCTAGTAGCCAGGGCGGCGGTGGTGACGCAGACGCAAAAAAGGCAGGAAAAAAGGGTGGTCTTCTTGCTGGCATAGGTGGTGCATTAGGTGGAATGGGGGTTGGTGCTGGTGTTGCAATGGCCGGCATGGGTGCATTATTTGCTGGTGGCGGATATCTTCTTAAACAAATTGCTGAATTTGATGGTAAAGCAGTTGTTGCAAATGTAAAAGAATTAGCAAAGATTGCAGATATAGCTGATGGAATAGGCGGTGCATTATCTAAGGGTGGTTCATTTCTTATAATGATGACAGGCATAGGTGCGGGTCTTGCTGCATTTTCAATTGGAGCTGGAGTTGCTGCTGCTGTTACTTATTTTACTAAAGGTACTAAGTGGGCTGAAACAGTAGTTAAAAATGTAACGACTCTTATTGGTATACAATCTGTCAAGGGCTATGCTAGCTTTAAGACAACGGAATTCACGGCTGTGATGACTGGCATTGGTGCTGGACTTTTTGCATTTGCTATTGGTACAACTGCCATTACTATGGCTCAAACACTTACCCGATTTACAGGCGGTGAAGATTGGGCTAAAACAATAGTTAAAAATGTAACAACTCTTATTGGTATACAATCTGTCAAGGGTTATGATTCATTTGGATATGTCAAGTTTACGGCTGTGATGGGCGGCATTGCTGTTGGACTTATAGCATTTGCTTTTGGTGAAGCAGCAACTAATATGGCTGGAACACTTACCCGATTTACAGGCGGTGAAGATTGGGCTAAAACAATAGTCAAAAATGTAACGACTCTTATTGGTATACAAGATGTTAAGGGCTATGATTCATTTAGATATGTCAAGTTCGCCGCCGTGATGCTTGGCATTGGTCTTGGACTTGTTGCGTTTAGTATTGGTAAAGTTGCAGCTAGTATGGCTACAGCGTTTACTCAATTTACAGATACAAAAGATTGGGCTCAAATAATTGTTGATAATATAACGACTCTTGTTGGTATACAAAATATTCCGGGCTATGATTCATTTGGTGCTACCGGTTTTGCAGCAACGATGCTTGGCATTGGTCTTGGACTTGTGGCATTCTCTATCGGTAAAGTTGCAGATAGTATGACTACAGCGCTTACTCAATTTACAGGTGTTGGAAATTGGGCTCAAATAATTGTTGATAATGTAACGACTCTTGTTGGTATACAATATATTATGGGTTATGATTCATTCAGCCCGGGTGGTTTTGCAGTAACTATGGGTGCCATTGCTCTTGGACTTATTGCGTTTAGTGTTGGTAAAGTTGCAGCTAGTATGACTACAGCGCTTACTCAATTTACAGATACAAAAGATTGGGCAATGTCGATTTATGATAATGTAGAGACTCTTGTTAGTATAAAATTTATTCCGGGCTATGATTCATTTGGTAAAACCAAGTTTATATTTACTATGGGTGCCATTGCTCTTGGACTTATTGCATTTGCTCTTGGTGAAGGTGCTACAGGTATGGCTCAATCACTTACCAAATTCACAGAGACAGGAAATTGGGCAATGTCGATTTATGATAATGTAGCAACTCTTGTGTCAATATCATCAATTCCTGATATTGGCAAAGATACGGCGAAATTTGCCGCCGTTATGGCAGGCCTGGCTGCTGGACTTGTTGCATTTGCTATTGGTAAGGGAGCATCTGGTGCCGCTGAAGCTGTAACAAAATTTTCTGGCGGTGGAAAAGAAGGAGATTTTGCTGACAGAATAAAAAAGCAAGTTGTAACTCTATTGAGTATTCTTAATGATCCAAACGTAGACCAGAAAAAAGCGGACTCTTTTAGTTCAATAATGGGCACTATATCAGGCGGATTGTTAAAGTTTTCTGGCGGTACATTTTTAAGCGGTCTTGCCGGTGCGGCAACAAAAGTTATGAGCTTCTTAACTGGGTCTAAAAGTCCAGTTCAGCAAATGACAACAATTGCTAAAAATGCA